ATGATTCTCACCCAGACGGAAAGCCTGACCATGAACAACCGTCCCGCCGATCCCCGTACCGCACGGAACAAAAACGTGCTGATTATCGGCGGTTCCGGCTCCGGTAAGACAAGGTTTTGGTTGAAACCCAATTTGATGCAGTGTACTTCCCAAAAGTACCCCGTCAGTTTCGTTGTCACCGATCCCAAAGGCGGTATTGTCAACGAGTGCGGAAAAATGCTTCTGCATTTTGGCTACCGGCTGAAAATTCTGAACACCATCAACTTCAAAAAGTCCATGCACTATAAGGAAACCAATACGGGCGAAAATCTGGGTGGCTGGAAGATTGGACTGTACACGGATTCTGCCTGCACCAAACCTGTCTCCGGCTCGCCCTTTACTACCGGAAGTGACGGAACTGTGACCGTATCCGGTTTGCTGCCCGGAACGCTGTACACCAAAGAAATTCCAACAGGTGATTCCTATTGGGGCTTCGATACGGCGGTGAAAACCGTTGTGATTCAGGCAAACCAGACGGCCAGCGTCACCTTTACCAACACCCACTATTGTTGTATTTGCATTATAAGTTTCAATATTCATAATCGTTCGTTCATCCGCATCAATCAATGCTGCGACCTTATTTTGGGATAGCCCCATCTTTTTCCGGGCCGCTCTTACTGTATCCCCCAAAGCCCGTGAATACTCAGACATATAATTCACCTCTGTAGTATTTTACATTACAGCAGATTATGATTGAATACGTCATATTATCACTATGTACTGAAATATATTTCAGTTTCAAAAAGGGAAGAAAATATGAGCTTATCCCGATTCGCTGATACGAACCAGAATAGAGTGAATTTCATTTCTGCCTCAACCTTGCTGATTGCCGCGCATCAGGATGTCCGTACCGTATCCAACCGCTTGGGTCATGCACAGGCTTCCACGACTATGAACATCTACGCCCACGCCCTGAAAGAGAATGATCGCACAGCATCCAACGCCCTTGAAAATATGCTCTGCAAAACCGGAGTATAATGACTCAGGTATAAAACAAAGCAGGTCGGATTCCATATCCTACCTGCTTTGTTTTATGGTTGAGGCACCGAAAGCTGCTTCCCAGCGTAAAAAGTAACGCCAAATAATGGTGTACCCAGCAACTTTTGGTATCTTCTGAAAAGTTATGGTTTCATCCAAAACTGTCATGTTATCATTGAAGCAAAAACGATTCAAGAAGTTCTGTATTCTCCGAGTTTTCGGAATAATCATTCTCCCCTGTCCTGTTGCGTCTATTTTTCACCAAAAACAAATCACCTCAGAAAAGTTCGGAAAATCCGGTTTTTCAAAATCCCGTTTTTTCAAAAAATTGAATCCTTCAAAAAAATAACGCCAAATTAACGCCAAGCCAATTTGGGGGTCTTTCAAACCGCCTCAAGAAGTTGTAAAAACACCCGGTTTTACTAGAAAACCGGGTGTTTTTCTGGAGCTAGTGACCTGACTCGAACAGGCGACCTTCTCATTACGAGGGTCAAGAGACCCGTTGCATATCTTTTTGTTTCGTTCTATTTTGTTCTCATATTCCCGACAAAAACGCCTATTTATGTCTATATGCAGGCGTTTTTGTTTGTATCGTTTTTTATTGTTTCTTATTGTTTTGCCTAACCGTTAGGCAAATGTTAGGCAGGTAACCACAAAGTTACCCGATCAGCTATCAAAGCTTTTATAGGAATTGTCAAGCCACGCCTTGCTCTTATTTGTCTTTTCTAAAAAGGCTAAATACTCCATTTGCTTTTCTGCGGATGCAGCCTTTTTGATTGCATCCGTCCTGCTTGTACATTCCGACCAAAACCATTGTTGAAAAGATGCCCCGCCTGTGGCTACTGTCAATCTGGCCTTTGCGTCAATACTATTTCTGACCCGTGCGCATTGCTGCCGTATATTCTCCACAGCTTGCTCACAATTCAGATGCGTATATTTAGGCACTGGTGATTTTTGATTACAATACTTGCGCTTGAGGCTCTCCGTTGCAAACCATCTACCACAGTGTTCACATTTTGTTAGCTTCAAGTCATTCACAGCATAGTAAAACAAAAGAGCATAGACTATATCGTAAATGGAAGTAATTCCGTCCAAGCGTATCCCTTTGTCATAACTAACATTTATCCAATCCAGCGGAGAAACCGCTTTTTCTACAAAATGTCGAATTCTCCAAACTTCAACATCTTTCATGGTCAATTTGATTTTGTCGTTACCATCTAGGCAATCCGCAAAATTCAAAACATTATAAGCATTGTCTGTGGAAACCTCCAACCCCCAAAGCATTTCGACATGATCCTTTCCGTCAGCATTGCCTGATAGCTTGTTGGAGATACGGTTTAGAATAATTTTCCCATATTCGTTCCCAGAAATGCCTTTAATCTCTGGAAAATCATTCTCTAATACCGTTATCAGTTTCCCAAGTGCGTTTTTAGTGGAATCCAAACGATACACTTCCGAAAAACTCACTTGTATGGTCACCTTCTGCGGGTCAATTATAATATCCATTTTTTGCCCTCCAAAATGTTGACTTTCAATCAGAGTATACAACAACATTTTTCAAAAGTCAACGCCGTGAAACTTTGGTAGAATGTGTTTATCACCGGTGAACATTAACACACAAGGAGGCAAAGCACATGGACATGATTCCGGACTTTTTAACTATTAGGCAGGCAGCCGCTACCCGCATTTTACCGGAGTACCGGCTGCGGCAAATGTGCGCCGAGGGGAAACTACCAGGGTTTTACGCAGGAAAAAAATTCCTGATTAACTTCCAGGCACTCTGCGAGCAACTGGACAGCCTTGGAAGAGAGGTGAGAAAAAATGACCCAGCATGAACGGATCTTGCGCCATCTTGAAGATGTGGGCAGCCTCACCCAGTCGGAGGCTCTGCAGGAATACGGGATTTCTCGCCTATCTGCCCGGATTTCCGAGCTTAAATCAGCAGGCTACCCCATTCGCCGGGAAATGGTGGCGGGGCGTAACCGATACCAGGAGCCAGTCAGCTACGCCCGTTACTTCCTGGAACAGTGCTAAGGGGCGTGACGTATGCGCAACAGTAAAGGCAAACACCCTAGTTGGTTCAAGCTGAAAACTGAACGGCGGCAGCTTATCAAAGAACTACCCCCGGAATCAGCGGTAAACGTCCTTCTGGCCTGCCTTGATTTTCTGGAATATGGCAGCTTTCCAAAGGCAATGCGTCCCATTGAAAAAATAGCCGCTTCGGCTTTCCTGCCCGACTTAGAGGAAGCATGGGCCACTTACAAAATGCGTATCGAAAATGGAAGCGGAGGCGGACGTCCCAAGGGAAACAAGGGAAAACCATGTGGTTCCATTCGCCCCCATATGCAACCAAACGGGGTAGAAGAAGACTCTCCTAAAGGAGAGGATTCTTCTAATCCTTACGGGGGAGCCGCTTTAAGGAGCGGCCCCCCTACCCCGGAATATATACCGGAGTTCCCCGTGGAGGACAACGAATGACAAATGAAGAATATCTTGCAGGCGCAATTCTAATTGACGGCGAAAAGGTGATGCCCGCCGTGCGTGGCATTCTCCCCCCTGGGGCTTTCCAGCTGGAGGCATACCGGGCTATCTATATGGCGGGCCTGTCCCTGTTGGATGCCGGTGAGCCTATCGACCCGGTTTCCATCAAAACCAAGGCAAAGCAACAGGGCGTAGAGCTACCCGAAAAGCTCCTTGTCGAGCTGATGGAAGTCGTCCCAACCGCTGCCTATTGCGTAGACTACGCACACCGTTTGGCGGAGGAAGCCCGCACCCGGGCAGTAAAGGAATTAGCTGAGCGAATACAGAGCGATACTGTTTCCAGTGCTGACGAGCTTTTAGCGACTTTGCAGAGGGAGGCAGAGGCCATACGCGGAAGCAGCTACCAGCGAGGGCTGCTTACCCCGTGCGATACGCTCCACCGCTTTATGGACTATGTTGTGCAGGCTGGAGAAAAACGGGACAACTTCATTTCCTCCGGCTACTCCAATCTGGACCACATTCTGGGCGGCGGCTTCATCCGGGGCGGCCTATACATACTGGGGGCACGCCCAGCCGTGGGCAAATCCACCTTTGCTGTGAACCTTGCCGACAACATCAGCGGAAATACCTTGTTCGTCAGCCTGGAAATGACCCCTGAGCAGATCACCGCAAAGCGAGTTTCCCGCCGCGTCGGGTTATCTTCTTCCCGCTTGCTATCCGGTCAGCTGTCAGATCAGGCATGGGAGAAAGTGGCAATGGCTTCCAGCGATATTTCCCAGCGGGGCTTGTATTTGAACAGCCGGTATGATTTGACCGTTCAGCAAATTGCCCTACTGGCCCAGGCCGTGCCGGAACTGCGGGCCGTCATTGTGGATTACTTGGGCCTTATTCAGCCCGCCACCCGGAGCGCCTCAACCTACGAGAACATTTCTGCCGTCAGCCGAGAGTTAAAGCGCATGGCCATTTCTCTGAATGTCCCCGTGATCTGCCTTTGCCAGCTGTCCCGGCAGGTGGAGAGCCGCCAAAACAAGCGCCCCATGTTGTCTGACCTTCGGGACAGCGGGGCTATAGAGCAAGATGCTGATGGTGTTTTGTTCCTGTATCGGGATGATTACTATAACGGTGGCCCTGTTGATGGGCAGCCGTCAGCCGTCGAATTGACCGTTGCTAAGAACCGCCACGGGCAGACCGGGGAGACAGGCTTTAACCTCTGGCTCAAGTACAGCTACTTCAAGGAGGCTGAGCAGTGAGAAAAAAAAGCAAAGTGTCGGCGGAACAGGTGGCGACGGTATGAAGCCGAGAAAAAGGCACTGGCCGCCCGGGGATTAACCCCGGCGGCCTATGAGAAAGCATTGCGGGAGCTGACCCAAAAGCTAAAGCTGTGAGCCGCCACCCCGCCCCGGCCATCAGGGCCGTGGCGGCTCCACAGCGGTCAAAACCGGACAATAACGGACAGGAGGTGTACATTGACACCCAGCGAAGAAAGGGCCTTGTCGGCCCTGATAACAAGCAAAAGCAAGAAGGAGGCAGCGCAGAAAGCCGGGATCACGGAACGGACAATGCGCCGGTATTTTGAAAGCTCGGAGTTTTGCAAGCGCTACCGGGAAGCCTTCGCCCAGGTGGTGCAGGATGCCACCCGGCAGGCGCAGCAGCTTCTAGCGCCCGCATTGTCTACCCTGGAATCGGTTATGGCGGATGAAGATATTCCAGCAGCGGCCAGAGTAAACGCCGCCAAGATTGCCCTGGATTATGCTGTACGCCTGACCGACCAGAACGACCTTGCAGAGCGCCTGACAGCATTGGAGGATATGCGGGGATGATTTCACGTGGAAGCCTAAAACAGCGCATAGCGGCCCTAGAGCAAGCCGAGAGACAGCGCCGGGACAGTATAGCCGCCACCAGCAGTGCAGTTATCACAGAGGCGATAGCACCTTGTTACCTGCCCTTGCATGAGGACATACAGGCAGGACAGCACCGCTTCTACAATCTGCCCGGAGGCCGCGGAAGCTGCAAATCTTCCTTCGTGTCGCTGGAAATCGTGGACGGCATTCAGAACGACCCCACAGGCCAGAGTAACGCCATTGTATTCCGACGTGTGGCGGGTACAATGCGGGACAGCGTGTTTTCTCAAATCTCCTGGGCCATTGACCTTCTGGGTGTTTCCCACCTCTGGAAGCCCACTGTCTCCCCTATGGCCTATGAATATCTGCCCACCGGCGCACAGATTCTTTTCCGAGGACTAGATGACGCAAGCAAGCTAAAATCCATCAAACCCCGTCACGGCTTTTTCCGTTTCGTGTGGTTTGAGGAGTTCGCAGAACTTCCCGGCCCGCAGTTCGCCCGGAATGTGCTGCAATCGGTTATCCGTGGTCACAACGCAAAGCCCATGGTATTCCGCAGCTTCAACCCGCCTATGAGCATGAGCAATTGGGCAAACCAGTTCATCACAGAACCAGATACCCAGGCGCTTACGTTCCACACCGACTATACCATGATACCGCCGGACTGGCTGGGGGATGCCTTTATTCTGGAGGCGGAGCGCCTAAAGGCCACGAACCCCAAGGCATTCGAGCATGAGTATTTGGGTATCGCCACCGGCACAGGCGCAGAGGTATTCCCGGCACTAGAAGTGCGGGAGATCACCCCCGAAGAAATCCAGAACATGGAATATTTCTTCTACGGCGTGGATTTTGGTTTTGCCGCTGATCCGGCATGCTTCATCCGGTGCAGCTATGACCGGAAGCACGAAAACATTTACCTGCTGAACGAAATCTACAAGCGTGGCCTCTCAAACAGGCAGCTTGCGGCAGAGATCAAGCCCCTTATTGATGGAGACAGCCCCGGCAGCGTCTACAATGAGTTCTACCATGAATTCATTCAAGGCAGCCCGCCACCCGTCTACTGCGACGCAGCAGAACCGAAAA